ACAAAGTTATCTTGGAGCATATATGCTAGGTGGAGCAGGTGCTTTTCAGATGAGGGTAGTTAGAGGATAATGGCAGGACAACTTGACTCACTATTAAAAAGTGTTGCTAAAGATATAGTTTCTACTTTAGGTAATTCTTTAGATACCACTATTACTTATATAAAAAAAGGAACTTCTAGTTATAATGTAGAAACTGGAGAACAGATTACTGTTGATACAACTTATTCTGACATAAAAGCACCAGTTGAATTTATTAGAAGTGAAGAGGATATTGCAAAAGAAATTAGAGAAGCAAGGATATATATTACACCTGATTTGATAGGAAGTAATCAGCCAACATTTGAAGATGAAGTAATATTAACTTATGCAGGAAGCACTCGAACTGCACAGATAGTTAATATTGACACTAAGCAAGGTGGTCAAACTTATCTGTTCACTTTATCGGTAAGATTCTAATGGCTAAATCAAGTCCTGATGCTTTAAGTCAAGGTATCGCTTCAACAAAAGGAGAACTAAATGTTCAATTTAATAATCTAATAAGTACTATTCTTAATGACTTACCATCTGAAAGTCCTCAATATACTGGTTTCTTTGCTTCTAGTTGGCAAGCAAATACTTATCGACCTCCATCAAATGAAGAACAAACTTCTCCGTGGACAGATGTAAAAAGAGCTAAAGATAATGGACAACAGGTAGCACCTATTATTGAACCTAGATACTCAAAAGATAGAAATTATAAATTTGGAGATACAGTATTTATTGGTAACAGAGCTAATTATGCAAGACAAGCTCTGGGATCTCCTAAAAGTTCAATCGTGCCTTATGTAGAGAATCTAGGACAAGTCGTTGATTTTATATTTGGTGGAAGTATGAACAGACCAGATGTAAGAGTAGCTGATACGCAAGTATTATATAAAGATACTCAAGGTGGTAGAAGTGCTCCAGCACTAGGTTCGAGGTATTCTAAATTATGACTTTAGTTAACGTAAGAGCAGCTTTTGAAAAAGCTATAACAGATGCAGTTGTAGACGTTGATCCTAGAGTAAAACTTGTATATGATAATGTATCTTTTACCACTCCTGGAAAAACAGTTACTTATATAACAACTTCTATTACTTTTAGCCAATCTACTTTACAAGCTCAAGGTGCTTCTGCTGATTATTATTCTGGTGCGATACAAGCAAATGTATATGTACCAAAGAGTAAAGGAACTTCGAGATTATCTGAAATTTCTGAATCAGTTATTGATGGTTTGAATACTATTAATAGTTCAAGTTATGCAGATCCTTTTTCTTGTTCTCCAAGAGTAGGAGAAGTTAGTGGTCCGATTCCTGTTGAGATTGAAGATCGTTCACATTTCTTAGGAATCATATCTTGTTCCTTTTTTGCTAATAGCTGATATAATTCTAATAGCTATATAATATTATGACTAGAGCAGTTGATCTCCTCAAAAATAAATTTGGTGTAAGCCAACTTTATAAATATGACATCATGGATAATGATGAAATCTTAATCACTATCTATTGGCATCCATTAACTATTGCTGAACGTGAGATGATTCAGAAAAAAAGTGGAACTGAAGATGCTAATGATTTTGCTTTACAGTTAATGATTGAAAAAGCATTAGATAAAGAAGGTAAAAGGTTATTTGCTGATGGAGATAAGGCATCATTAAGAAGAGAAGTTGCTGCTTCTGTTCTTCAAGAGATACAACTAGCGATGTTAGAAGCTGGTTCTGATAAGGAGGTTGAAGAGGCAAAAGCCGATTTGAAAAGCTAATCCTGATTGGATGTTTATTTATTCATTAGCAAATGAATTAAAAAAATCTGTTAGTGAATTATGTGAGACATTAACTCTTGAGGAGATGATAGGTTGGGCTGCTTTTTATGACATACGAAATGAAGAGCAGAAAAAAGAACAAGATAAAACACAAAGAAGAAGCGTTATACCCAAATCGAGGTAGAATAGAATATATGTTTTGCTAATTAGGTCGAAATGGCGATTAAACAGATTGATCTTGTTATAAATACGAGTCGTGGTGAAAAGAATGTAAGAAAACTTCAACAGGTTGCAAAGCAGGTAGAAAGGACTTTTGGAAATATAAATAAGTTAAAAATAAATATAAAAACAGATCCAGCACAAAAAGCCTTAGAAAAATTAAACCAACAAATAACACTTGGTAATGAAAAAATAAATGCTTTTTTTAAAGGAGGTAGAGGTTCTCAGTTTGGTAAATCAATAGCAACAATTAGAGAAGAGGTTGGTTTTGTTAGAAAAGCATTTGATGATGCTACAAATGCTGTTGAAAGGCAAAGGGCTGCTACTGCCTTATTAGCAGGAAATTTTAAAGCATTAAGAGTTGAATCTACTGCTTTTGCAAAAGCTAGTGGTGCAGATCCAAAGTTAACCATAGGAAGTGTTAGTGCAAGATTAAAAGAAATAGAAGCGTTCCCTAGAACAATACTTGCTGGTAATGAAGCAATGTCGATGCTCAAGCGTATGCAGGAGATGACGATTGTTGGTTCAAAAGAATTTTTAGATATAAGCAGAGCAATAGGAAGGCAGTTAGGAATAAATGCAAATATTCAAAGTCAGGCAGCAAGAGCAGCTAAACCATTTACTGCTGCTACTGCTTTTGTTACTCAAGCCCAGACAGAAGCTCTTGCAGGTGCAACTCTTGTACCACCAAGTAGAAGATTACCAGCAGCAGGTCAAACAAGTAGTCAATTTATGACTCCTACAAATCAACAAAAAAATGTTGCGAGAAAAAGAATTGATGATGCAAATAAAGTTTTACAAAAAGAAAAAGCAATTACACGTGAAGTACAGAAACAACAATCAATAGAATCTAAAAGAAGAAAAGAAGCATTTAGAAGATTAGATAGAATCCGTAAAATTAGAAGAGGAAGAAGGCAAGAACAATTCTTGGGTGCAGGTTTTCCATTGTTATTTGGTGGAGGGCCAGGAGCAGTTGGCGGTAGTATTTTAGGTTCTGCATTAGCACCTAAAGGAATGGGTTTTGGTGCTCAAATACTTGGTAGTGCTGTTGGTACTTTATTAGAAAGAAATTTAGCAACTGTTCAAAAAATAGGTAATGCAGCTTCAAATTTAGATTTATCAGCGTTAGAAGATTCTTCGATAAGAGTAAATGCAGAACTTGATAGGACTATAAAAAATCTGCAAAGAATAGGAGAAAGTGAAAAAGCTAGAGAATTATTAAGTAAAGAGATAGCTAAACAGACAGGAACAGTAGAAGGAACTTCTGAAAATTTAGCTGATAATATCAATTTGTTAGTCGCTGAATTTAAAGAATTTACATCATTAGCTGCAACAGCTTTAGGAATAATAAGTGTGCCTTTTGTGGCAGCATTAACTTTAATATTAGACACAGTAAATATGATTCTAGAAGGGTTTAATTTAGTAACGTCTGCTATAGGTTTTGCTATAGCTGAATTAATACGATTAATTAGATTTTTACCTGGAGGTCAAAAAATATTAGATTCTATTGATGCGAAAGTTAACTCTGTTAATGAAGGTGCAACTAAATTAACAATAGCAGCACAAGATACGATGGATAGCTTAAAACAACAAAAAGAGAATCTTGAAGAACGAATTGCTTTAGGAGATAAAGAAGCAGCAATTCAGCAAAAAATAAGGGATATACTTGCACAAAATCCAGAACTAAAAAAAGATGAAGTTGAACAAGCAGTAAGAGCTATAGCAGCAGCAGAAAAACAATTAGAACAACAGCAAAAACTTAATAATTTATATCAATCAATAGGAATGAGTATTGAAAATGGAATAGTTGATGCAATTCAAGGTGCAATAGATGGTACTAAAACTCTTGGTGATGTTGCTCGTAGCGTATTTGCTCAAATCCAAAGATCATTAATTCAGTTTGGGGTTAATTCTTTGCTTACTGGTTTATTTCCAGGTTCTAGTTTCTTTAGAGCTAATGGTGGTCCTGTTAGTCGTGGTAAAAATTATATTGTTGGAGAACGTGGACCAGAAATGTTTGTTCCAAACGCAGGTGGTCGTATAGTGTCCAATGCTAATATGGGTGGCTCAACCAATGTTGTAGTTAACGTAGATGCTTCTGGTTCTAATGTTCAAGGAGATCAAAAAACTGGTAAAGAACTTGGTGCTGTGTTATCAGTAGCTATACAGGCAGAATTATTAAAACAAAAACGACCTGGAGGTTTACTCGCATAATGGCTACTTTCCCTTCAATAAAACCTAGTTATGGACAGCAAAAAAGTTCTGCACCATTAACTCGTACTGTTCGTTTTGCTGATGGTTATGAACATAGAATATTATTTGGATTAGCTCAACATCAGAATCCTAAAGTCTTTGATTTTACTTTTGATGTTTCAGAAACAGAATCAGACGAGATAGAAACATTTTTAGATGCCCGTGCAAATGATAGTGATAGCTTTACTTTTACCCCACCAGGAGAAAGTTCATCTTCTGAGTTTGTTTGCGAATCATGGAGCAAGTCGATACCATTTAACAATAGAGCTACAATTCAAGCAACTTTTAGAGAAGTATTTGAACCAGCATCCTAATGTCAGTTAATTCAGCAGTATTTAGTAATTTACAATCTATCAATCCGTCAGCAATTATTGAGTTATTTACTCTTCAGTTATCTACTGCTTTACATGGTGCAAATACAATATATAGATTTCATGCTGGTAGTAATTTAAATGCAAATGGTCAAATAGTGTGGGATGGTAATGCTTATCTTAGATTTCCTATACAAGCTACAGGTTTTGCTTTTCAAAAAGGTCAGTTACCTAGACCAATGATTACTATTAGTAATGCTACAGGATTAATTTCATCTATTCTTTTAAGTGTAAATGAAACTACAACTGGAAATGATTTAACAGGAGCTACAGTTACTAGGATAAGAACATTAGCTAAATTTATTGATGCTGTTAATTTTGCTGATGGAACAAATGCAACTGCTGATCCTACAGCAGAGTTTCCTCAAGAAATATATTCAGTAGATCGTAAATCAGGAGAAAATAGAGAAGTTGTAGAATTTGAACTTGCTGCTCCTACTGATCTTGCTGGTGTAAGGATTCCTAAACGTCAATGCACTCGTTCAATATTTCCTAGTATCGGTACTTTTGTTCAATGAGTTGGAAATATAAAGCATTACTTCATGCACAACGAGAAGATCCTAAAGAATCTTGTGGCTTATTGTTAAATGTCAAAGGTAAAGAAAAATATTATCCGTGTCGAAATCTTGCGATGACAGATCATCAATGTTTTATTCTTGATCCAGAGGATTATGTAAAAGCAGACAATATAGGAGAAATTGTTGGAGTAGTTCATAGTCATCCGATAACACCACCTACACCTAGTCAAGCAGACAAAGTAAGTTGTGAAGATAGCAACCTTCCGTGGTACATTGTCAATCCTAAAACAGAACAGTGGGCATATTTAGAACCGACAGGATATAAAGCACCTTTGTTGGGTCGGCAATGGGTTTGGGGTATAACAGACTGTTGGAGTTTAGTTAGAGATTGGTATAAAGAAGAAAGAAATATAGAACTAAAAGATTGGGATAGACCCGTAACACCCGAAGAATTTTTACATAATCCGTTGTTTGAAAGTTGTGCATGGCGAACAGGTTTTAGAGAATTAAGACCTGATGAAAAATTAGAAGATGGAGATGTTTTACTTATGAGTATTCTTCATCCAACTTTAAATCATGTGGCATTATTTTTTAAAGGAGATGTTATTCATCATTTAACCGATAGACTATCTTGTAGAGAGCCTTACTCTGAATGGCTGTTAAAATGTACAGGAAAGAGGTATCGTTATGCTTCGTAAAGTAAAACTGTATGGACAATTAGCAGAATTTATCGGACATAAAGAGTTCGAGGTAAAAGTTAGCAATGTAAGTCAAGCAGTTAGTTTTTTAATACATAATTTTCCAAAGGTAGAATCATATATGAGTCCTAAATATTATCAAGTAAAAGTTGGTAATTATGATATTGAAGAGCATGAAATAACTTATCCTGTTGGTCAAGAAGATATACATTTTATTCCTGTTATTAGTGGTGCTGGAGGAGCAGGAAAAACATTATTAGGTGCTGCTTTGATTGGAGCTTCATTCTTTTTTCCTGGTGCTGGTTTATTTGGAACGTATGGTTTTGGTACTGCTGGTGCAGCAGGTATAGTGGGAGTTTCTGCTCCTTCAGTTCTTTTTGCTACGAAATTAGGTACAGCTATTAGTGCGATTGGTGCAGCCCTTGTATTGCAAGGTGTTTCAGAAATGTTATTTCCATTACCAGAGCCACAAAAATTTAATTCAGAAGAAGATCCTCAGTTGTCTTTCAATTTCAGTGGAGTACAAAACACATCAAGAGCAGGTACTCCAGTTCCAATAGTTTATGGTGAAATAATTACAGGAAGTGTTGTAATAAGTGCAGCAGTTGACACTAATCAAGTAGAAGCATGACAGACGAAACTAAAATTATCAGAGGGTCTGGAGGTCCACCAAAACCACCCCCACCTCCCTATCGTGCTCCTGATACTTTACATAGTAGGAGTTTTGCTACTGTGCAAGATTTAATATCTGAAGGGGAAATAGAGGGTTTTGCTAGTGCATCAAAAGAAGGTCTTACAAAAGGAACAACTGCATACGATAATGCAAGTTTAAAAGATGTTTTTCTTGATGACACTCCAATACTGCAATCAAGTGCTACAAGTGCTAGTCCTGCTGACACTGATTTTAATTTTCAAGATATAACTTTCAAATCTAAATTTGGAACGTCAAACCAAACTGCAATGAGTGGTATTCCTGCTGAAAGCAGATCACCTACTGCTGTTGCAGTTGAAGTAACTACTTCTACTCCTGTTACTAGACAAATTACAAATACAGATGTAGACGCAGTAATTGTTACTTTAACTTGGCCTCAAATACAGGTAGCTGAAGATGATGGAGATATTAGAGGAGATACTGTTGAATATAAAATACAAATTCAACATGATTCTGGTGGTTTTGTAGATAAAATTGTTGCCTCTGTTTCTGGAAGAACAGCAGATGCTTACGCTAGAGATCATAGAATAGAATTAACAAGTGGTTTTACAACTGTAGATATAAGAGTTGTGCGTGTAACAGCAGATAGTACAGAAGCTAATAGAGTAAATGCTTTTCAATTTACCAGTTTTCAAGAAGTTATAGATAATAGTTCAACTTACGCTAATAGTGCTTACGTTGCTCTTCGTTTAGATAGTAAACAGTTCAATCGTATTCCTATAAGAAAATATCGTATTAGAGGAGTAAAAGTAAGAATACCAGGAGCAGGTGCATCTAGTTCTGGTACTCCT